TACGAACATTTTTTCGGCTAACTCTTTCTCAGGAGCGTCTTGAGAATTTTTACAAGACGAACTTCTTATTAATGCAAGAGCATCAATATAGTTTAACAGAGTTAGAAAATATGATGCCTTGGGAAAGAGAGATTTACATTGCTATGTTAATAGAACATCTTCAGAAGAAGACGGATAAACTTAGAGAAAAAGATAAGGGTTACTAATGGTAGATAAAAGTACAATAGACAGATCGATAGACGAGGCTTTAGGCAAACAGAATCTAGATCAGGCTTTTAAAGAAGTCCATGATAATTTTGGTACGCATAAAGAAGAAATTGTTGCTGGCATGGATGCCGTCGAAGAGCATGGTAAAACAAATAAACTTTTAAATATTTTACAGGTAGGTGAAATTGTAGCTAATGCTAATAGAGAAGCAAAGGTTGGAGAAGAGGCTAGAAAAGCCGATGATCAAAGGAAAATTGTTAAAAAGCATAATAAAGGAGCTGTAGAATCTAGATCTAGAATTGAAGGTGGCATAAAAGATATTAAAGAGATGTTGGGTGGTGATGAGCCCAGAGAAACTCAAACAGACAAATTAAAAAAAGCGTTTTCAACAATGGCAGAAGGCGGTGGTACAGGACAAAATAGATCACAAGTAGATGCTAATACTATGTTAGCTTCTTTTGCTAGCCAAGCACCAAAAGATTTGGCTGGGTTTGCTAAAATTATGGAAGAAGCAGACAATGACGATAGGAGAGACTTATTAACTGCATTAAATAAAACATCAGAAGTTGCAAGAGGAATAAGTGGCAGAGACTTAGATGATCAAAGAAAAGAATTTAAAAACAATCAGATTTTAAAAGATGCAGGTATTAATGTAGATACAGGTAAGATTCCTTGGACTGAAGGTTTCGTAAAACCTACAGAAGATCAAATGGAACAGCGAGGCAAGGCTTTTAAAGAATTTAGAACCATGACACAAGAAGGTAGACTAACAAAACCTAATGTGAAAGCAAGATCAGGTGTAGATATAGAAACAATGCCTGAAAAGAATTTTGAAGTCCTATCTGATATATATGATTTATTAGAAAAATGGTATAGAGAAGGACAAGGTGGTGTTGGTGGAAGTGGAGGTGTTATGCCAATAGGAGGCAGGACTCCTAAACCAGGTGGTAGAGTTCCTAAACCAGGCGGGAATGTTAAACCACCTAAACCAGGTACTTCTGTTAAACCAGGACCAAAGCCAGGCAAGGCAATGACAGGTTCTAAAATCGGAGGCCAATTCGGTAAGGGCGTGAAATTACCAGCAACAGGTATTCCAGCAAACTCTCCTGGTGGCAAAGAGATGTTAAAACAAGGTGGTGTTCAAGCTAAAAGTGGTAAAGTATTTCCTAAAGGAAGTCCTCAAGCTAACATGATTCAGAATATGGGTGAGGCAGTCCCTAAAGAAGGTAAGTTGGCAAAGGTTGCTAGAGTAGCAGGTAAAGTTGCAGGGCCTTTAGGAGCAATAGCATCAGTAGGCCTTGAAGGTTATGATGCTGTTAAGGATATTCAAGCTGCTGAAGAAAGAGCTGAACTAGGAGAAAATGATGAAGCGTTCCTAACAGAAGAAGCACTACAAAGAGAAAAATTTGCAGAGATACAAGAAGCATCAGCAAGAACAGTTGGTGGTTTGGCTGCTGCTGGAGTTGGAGCTACTAAAGGTGCAGCAATAGGAACATTGATAGGTGGTCCTGTAGGTACCGTTGCAGGCGCTCTTGTAGGTGGAGCAGTAGGATATGTAGCAGGATCGGAGTTGGGTGAGGCAGGTTCGGCATTTGTAAGTAGTATGAGAGATGATGATTTAGACGCAGCGCAAGACTCAGGTTTATATAATTGGGAAGCCTGGGGAGATAGTATTTTAGATAGATCTAAATTAGCAGACGCACCTTCACCTCAATTACAAGCTATAATAAGACATAACGATTTAAATGAAGCAGACATGAATGCTGTATTAGAAGAATTAGCAAGTAGAGGAGGAACAACATCCTTATCTAGTCCACCAACAGAACCTATTGAACAAGAGGTTGCTCAAGAATTAGAAGCTTCTAATTTACCTACAGGTGACGCTATAGGAAACTCTCAAGAAACTTTAGCAGAAGCAGAGGCTGAACAAGCCAAATCAATTAACATTAGTAAAGACGACAATAGCGTTAAAAACACAACCATAGAAAAAGGTGAGGCGTTTTTAGTAGAAGGTCCTAGTACAAAAGATAACAGTATTGGAAGTTGGTTAACTTCTGGTAGAAGTTATATTGCTAGTGCTTAATACTAAACTCAGGTAACAACAATACTCTATCTCTTAACCTAGTAGCTCTAGGTCCTACTTGAACAGCCCAACGACTATCCATCATTTCTTCAGAAGCTTTACTCCAATTGGCTTCATTAATAGCACCAATAAATTTTTTAAATTTACCTAGTCTAGTTCTACCCAAGTTAAACATCATATTAACAAGAACCTCTTGTAGTTCTCCGGGATAACCTTCCCAATATTCTTTAAATAATGCTTTACATTCGTCTATTGCTGTATCCAAGTCTTCCTCGAAACAAGCTTTAACTCTCTCTTCCGAAACGGGAGTTCCGACTTCTTGTCCTTGCTCAGGATCGGATGTTTTAACCAAGTGTCCGACTCCAAATGTCGGGTAGCCCAAGTGGTCTTTGTAAACTTCATATACTACACCCTCGTCTATTTTTAGTTGTTCAAATATATTATTTCTGTTCATTTAAGATACCAAAGTTCTTAACCAGTGCTCCGAATACTTCGGCTGGTTTAAAATAGTTTATAGTAATACTCTTACGCATTACCTCGTATTCTCCCTCTTCTGGGAGTTCGTAATCTGCAGGTTCCCCTGCTCCTTCTTTCTGATAATTTAATTTATAATCGCTGTCAGGCATAAAGTTCTCGACATCCCATATAGATTTGTTATATACATAATGTTCTAACCAGCCAGGCCATATAAGTAAATCACCAGGTTTAGGTTTTATGATAATCTCTTCTTGTAATCCTGGATTCATTTTCCCAGGCAACCAACCTTGTAATATACTACCCATAGGATTTCTAAATGCTATAGGTGTATGTTCTTCTCCTATGTCTACATAGTATGTTGCTGAGAATATAAACTGACTATGGTTATGCCAGGCATAACTGTCTTTAGAATTAAAACAAGACCACCATGAAAATGTTTGCCAGTACTTTTCCAAATTATCCATGTGAGGATAATGGCAAAGATGTTCTAGATATTTACAAGCATGTTGTCTACATTCATCCTGTAGAGTTTTATTGTCTCGTATGTTAATCATAGAGTCTTTTCCAGATACACCACAATGTACGCCATCTTCATCGTAACAAGAAAGTTTTCTAAAGTATCTACCTTTAACAGGTCCTACTGTTTCTAGATAGTTAGCTCTATTGTCATACTCTTTTTGTATGTCCTCAGATAGACGATCAATGTAGTCCATTCCTACATTTGACTCATGGTATATTGGTAAGTGGAAGTAGTCTGTCATAACCTTATTTATATCATTTTGCTAGTAACCAGGGTACCAAGTATTTACCTGTGGTATCCCATTTACCCATAACAAGTTCTCCAGGATTGTCGTGATGATTCTTGTGATAGTTTTCTCCTCCCATAAACAAATTAGATATCCTACCTAAATTTGTGGGTGTTCCTTGTAAACCACCATGTCCTCGCCAGTTTAAATTTATCATCTGTAACCAACTCCATGAGAATAAACATGCCAACCATATATTTAAATAAGGATTTATTAGTGCAAATAAAATCCAATTAGCAAGATATAATCCCCAATAATGTTCTGTTACCCATTGTGCGTCTTTGTGTCTGGCATAAGTTCGCATAAAAGCAGGTTTAGTTTCTCCATATTTACCTAATGCTAAATTCCAAAATCCTATTTGTTTAGGACCATGAGGATCGCCTTCTTCATCTGTATATTTGTGATGATTTAAATGTGCTATTACATAGTGTCCAGGTGGAGCCTCGCCTGTAAGTACCATAAAATATAACATAATCTTTCTGCCTAACCATGTAGGTTCAAATTGATTATGTGTTAACCATCTATGATACCCTGCATTTGCTATGCGTGAAACAAAAGACAATAATATAAAGTACAATAAGAATTGTATTAGTGTTGCACCATTCATAAACCAATAACCTAATCCTACTATTGCTGTAGAAAATAGTATAGCAAGTTTAATCATAGTTTTAGTAGTGTACTTCATATTACTATTTATTAAAGTCAAAAAGAAGCCCTCAAAAGAGGGCTCCAAAACTTTGAAAGTTTAGCTATCTTCTGCAAGGGACTTGAAGTAAGATAGTGTATCATCCTCATCTGAATCTGATGACTCAGGAGCTGATACAGGTGCTGCTTGGACGCTTTTCACTTTTTCCATAAAATGATCGTCTTCTGCATCATTAGTAGTAGCTGATATAGACTCTGCTGTTGGAGCTGTTTGGCCTTTTAGGACTAAGTCCAATTTAGCTTTTAACTCCTCATAAGATTTAAATTGATCTGGAGCAATAACACCCTGTAAAGAATGTTCCTTTTTCCATAGATCTTCAATTTTAGCATCATCATCTGCTACCGGGCTTGAGGAATCAAATTCACTTTTATCATAATTACGATATCCTTCCACCTGTCTAATTTTTAATTTGAAGTTAGCTCCTTCCCAGAAATCAAAAGGATTAACTGGATTCTCGTCTTCAAATTGAGGCTGCATAACATCTTTAATTTTGTCAAAGATCTTTTTACCAAACTTGTATAGGTAAACTTGACCTACAGCGTCTGGATTAGCAGAGTCTTCAACGACTAAGACATTAGCATAATAATTTAAGCGTCTCTTTTGTTTACGAGCTATTTCTTTGTTAGCTTCAACACCAGAATTCCAAAGTTCAGAGTTTAATTCTGAAACCGGATCTTGTTTGTTTAGCGTAGTAAGAGAGTTCTCGATATACCATTTTCCACCAGGGCCTTGAAAACCATGATTGAAAATTCTAACCCATGGCATATCCTCGCCTTGTGGTGCAGGCAAAAACCTGATAACGGCATAACCGTTTCCTGCTTTGTCTACTGTGGGTTTCCATTCCCTTTCGTCTTTCTGAAAGTTAGATTTAGGGTTTGAGATTTTTTCGACTTCCTTCATTAAGTTATCGAATTTTCCGCGTGAATTGCGAAGTTCTGAAAGTGTATTAAACGACATATTTTTCTCCTGTATTGCGTTGTATTACGGTTTATCTTACGATGTATTAGAACCATTTCTAGTTCTAGCAATTATATTTATAAGATCTTGATGCTTTAGATGTAGGTTTTTGGTACTCTTTCCTATAAAAGGTGTGTACTTGTTAACCAACAAACAAGTATCTTTTAATATAAGATCATCCATATAATCATTACAAAAATTTAATTCTTTATTTAATATAACCACCGTCTCCAATGTTATTTGTTTTCCTAATAACATTTTTAATATTAAAGGGTGTCCAGGTCCTACTGTAACATCCTCAATATTATCTTTTTCCATTCTATAATGTATAGAATTTAAATCCTGTTCAAATGTATAAGCTATTCTTTGTAGTGTTGCTTTCCATTTTTTATATGTTTCCATTGATTCAGTATCAAACATACCTCCCCAACGATCTCCTGTTACAAAGTTAGCAACAAGTATATCTATTATTTCTTGTCTTGAAAAATCTCTTGCTAACTTTCTTAGGACTATTAGATCTTTTCGTTTTAAAAATGTTTCCTTTTTACCTTTAGCAGCAAACTTATGTTTTGTTATATCATAAGACTCTGTTGTAAAGTGTAGCTTTAATGCTAAGTAAATTTTATAGACGTCAAAAGGGTCCATTATAAAGGTAACTTACTCTTCTTCTTTTCCTTAAGTAAATTTAAATCTAATGCTTCTTCTTTAATTTTTGCTTTTAGATTAGATGTTAAAAACTTTCCTATGCTTTCTATTTCAATCTCTCTTTTAATACAGTAATCAACTACCATATCCATACATGGTGAATTAGAATTAAATGCCATCTTTTCTATAAACTGTGAGAATTCTGTAGAAGTATGAAACTCTTTCGTTACAAGGAATATATCTGATATCTTTTCTTTTGTCATCTCAATCGTGTTATCCACTACTATTCTTGGCGACATCACTTTTGTTCTCCTTAACCCATTTTTTAATATAATCGTGTACATCATTATGACATTCAATATAAGGATTCTTGCATAGGGTCATTTGTGCTTCTCCTTTTCTGTCAAACGAGTGTACTACATGGTGATCAAACGCATCTGCAATAGATGAAATCGTTTTAGGATCTCCTTTTCCAAAGTGTGCCGTTGATGGTAAACTAGGGTCTGCTAGAAGTTGTACTAATCCTTGTACAACATCATCTACATGTGTGAAGTCTCTTTCTTTTTTACCTGTACCAAATACTGTTAAAGGTTTGCCTGCTAGATAATCCTTTTTAAATTTTCTAACGACAGTACTATATTCTCCATAGTCTGCCTCACCTGGTCCATATACATTGTAAAAATACATAAGAACATAATCTAAAGAATATAGATTCCTATATAAGTTTAAAGATTCTTCACAAACAAGTTTGCTAAATGTGTATGGATTACCTCTCGACTCTGTGTATTGTGTACTAGAAGATGTAGCAAAGAATAATTTTATATTAAATGTTCTTGCCCAATCTGCAACTGCACATGTAGAAGCTATATTGTTAACAATAGTTTCTGTAGGATACTCTAAAGAGCGTCTTACTCTAGGACTGTTTGCTAAATGAAATATAGCTACTGGAGGTTCTATATGAGACTTATGAGGATTAAAATCCTTAACATCATGTTTCCAATACTCTACTGCTTCATGCTCATAGAAAGTTTTACCTGTTCTATTATCATCAACGACAGTAACGGCAAAACCATTTTCCAATAGTCGTTTGGTTAAGTGTGAACCTATAAATCCACAACCACCTGTAACTATAATATTAGGTTTATCCGTTAACATGTTCTAATTATATGATCTTTGATTGCTTTAGTCAACATCTTTATAGAAGATATGGTTATCTATCTTAACTGTTTGGGTATAAACTAAAGCCCATTTGGGTTTAGCTTTAGGGCTATGATACCACAAAGCACCTTCTGTAAAATCTTCTGTGTTATATGTAAACATAACTTCTGCAATTAATAGAATGTCTCTATAACATTTCTCATCTCTAATGGTGTCTGGTTTACCATCACAATACCAACTGAATTGGCATGAGTGTAAATCTATTCTTCCACTAGGATAATACTTCGTTTGTTTTACAACACCACATATCGTATTAGGAAATCTTTTATCCTTAACTCTATTAAGTGTTACAAGAGCTACAGCCATTCTTCCTGCTGTCGATTCTCCCCTTGCTTCAAAGTATATATTTTCTGCCAAACATTCTATTTCTGTTTGTTTACCCTCTACACTTTGAGCATACATTACAAAAAATAATAATATTGGTAATGTTATCCATAACTTACGCATATGGTTTCTCCCTTTATTAATCTACATCAGCGTCTGAAACTTTCTTATCTTTCTTCCTATTGTACTTAGTTTTATCCGGTACGACAGTGGCCTTGTTAAACAATTTAGCATAACGGGCTACAGGATTCCTGATTTTCAGTTTCTTTTTACGCATAATAGTATTTATTATACTTTCGTAGGGAGTATATTACAAGGCCTCATAGGACCAT